AAACCGGACTGCGATACGATTGTCCACGTTTCCAAGGCCTCAAAGGAATCTTTCCACAGTGAAGGCAAGGTTATCCACAATCCGCTTATCCAGAATGAGAAAAAATCTCTGATTTTCGTATCTGCTACAAGGATTCCGGCAATGGATAAGGGCAAGAACGCTGAGAGAATGCTAAAGCTTGCTCAAAAGCTCAATGATGCCATGATTCCATTTTTATGGCTTAATTTCTCAGATGCTCCGCTGACTAATGCTACAAAAGGCTTTATAAATGTCGGTTCATTCCAGGAGATTCAGCCATACATCAAAAAAGCTGATTATCTTGTTCAGCTCTCTGATCAGGAAGGCTTCGGTTATTCCGTCTTGGAAGCTCTCATCAATAATGTGGCTGTTATCTGTACTCCATTCAGTACCACGAAGGAACTGGGCGTTGTAGATGGCAAAAACGGGTATATAATTCCGTATGATCTTAATTTTGACATAAACAAGCTCTTGAATGTTCCGAAATTCGACTATTCCTATGACAACGAGGCAATTATCAAGAAATGGAAAACTCTTCTCGATAAAAAGCCTAAAAAGCATTATCGGCAGCTGGAGAAAACAGTTAAGATCAAGGTAAGAGCTAAATACTATGATATGGACCTGAAAAAAGAGTTACGTCCCGGAGAGATTTATTACTTCTCGGAAGAGAGGGCTAAACTGGTATCCAGCAAGGGTTATATAAGAGTATTGGAGGAGTGAACATGGGGAAATTCAGATTACCTTCTAAAAAGTCTCGGTGGTATCTGCCGACAGACGATTATCTTACTGCTGTTCATTACGCATTACGCTATCCTAAGCTATTGGCATCACTGCCACCTGCAGACTCTGGCCGTGGTATCCGGTATGATAAGGATCCTGTGCAAACCTCTAACCAGTATGATGCAACCTCTTCTCTGGCTATACGCAGATCTGAGATCAAGGAGAAGCTGGAGCTTATTGACTGGTGCATACATGAGGTGGCAAATGGTAATGATGATATACTCCGGAAGAATGTATGCTACGGCATGACATACTACCAGCTCAAGGATATGGGATACCTGGGCAGCGCCTATGAGTTTGGATGTATGCGGCAGCGCTTTTATTATCTGCTTATTCAGTATATATAAATTCGTTTTTCAGGGGACAACTTTCTGAATTATAATGATATTGGAAAAGTTTGAGCCCTAAGCACAGACAATTCTCCCTGATAAGAGCCATTAGCTTAATTGCTAGTGGCTTTTATATTTGGAGGTATTATGCAACCGTATGCCGTATCATTCTATAAATCTAAACAATGGAAGGACTGCAGAGCTGCATACGCAAAGTCAAAGGGCAATCTATGTGAGCGTTGCTATAAGAAGGGGCTCATTGTCCCAGGTATCATAGTACATCACAAGACTCACATCACTCCGGACAACATAGGGAACCCTGATATAACACTTAACTGGTCTAACTTGGAGCTGGTCTGCAGAGATTGTCATGCTCAGATCCATGCAAAAAACACCAAGCGTTATAAATTGGATGAGTTGGGCCGGGTGATTTTCGTATGAACGGCTGAGAGGCCCTGAGCCCCGGCTGGGAGGCCCCCCGTGGAGCTCTCCGCTGGCCGCCGCCTAGGGACCGGTGCGGGTGAGTTCGGAAAAAAGCTGTCCCCCCTAAAGAAGCCCGGAGAAGGGGCAGGGTTAGTGAGATTTATGCGGAAAAAGGCTAAAGATCCTGAGAATTACATATACACGTATTACCAAAAAATCAATAATGGGTCCATCACAGCAGGAAAGTGGATTCATTTAGTCTATGAGTACGTGGTGAAGGGCCTTGAGGATAAGATTTTTACGTTTGATCAGAAAAAAGCGAACCAGGCTATTGATTGGATAGAAAATCATTGCTTCCACGTGGAAGGACCATTGGCACCGGGGCCATTTAAGCTGGAATTGTGGGAAAAGGCAATCCTGAGCTGTATTTATGGGATTGTAGATAATGAGACCGGTCTTAGGAGGTTCAGTGAGATCCTGCTGCTGATCGGGCGGAAGAATGGTAAAAGTATTTTTGCATCTTCCATAGGATCTTATGAATTTAGAGAAGAGGGTGGCTATGGTTGCAGAGTTTATAATGTGGCTCCTAAGCTTGATCAGGCGGATATCATATATGGCAATGCCTGGATGATGATGCAGCTGGATCCGGAAGTGGTGGAGAAAAAACAGGCCCTCAATGATAAGAGAAGCAAGACTCATGAGAGGGTGGAAGATGATCCATCCATCCCAAGGAAGAGAATGACAGATATATATCTGCCTGAGACAAATAGCACTTTTAAAAAGATAGCATTTTCCGCAAAAAAGAGTGATGGTTTTAACCCTAGTCTTGGAATCTGTGATGAGGTGGCAAGCTGGCCCGGAGATCCGGGACTTAAACAGTATGAGGTTATTAAATCAGGGATGGGAGCTAGACCGGAAGCGTTTTTGCTTAGTTGTACCACTTCCGGTTATGAGAATGATGGAATATTTGATGAGCTCCTGAAGAGAGCAACAAGGTTTTTGTTAGGTGACAGCAAGGAAAAGAGGCTGTTGCCTTTTTTATATATGATTGACGATATCGACAAGTGGAATGATATCAATGAGCTAAGGAAAAGCAATCCTAACCTTGGTGTGTCAATCAGTGTGGACTATCTTCTTGAGGAGATAGCAGTTGCAGAAGGATCATTATCCAAAAAGGCTGAGTTTATCACTAAGTATTGCAACTTAAAGCAGAACAGTTCTCTGGCATGGCTTGATAGCCACGTGGTGGAGAGTATGTGCGGTGAACCGCTCAGCCTTGAGGATTTTAGGAGCAGTTATTGTGTGGCAGGTATCGACTTGTCACAGACTACGGACCTTACCTCTGCCACTTTAGTGGTGGAAAAGAATGGTGAGCTGTATGTGTTCGCCAAGTTCTGGCTTCCGGCTGAGAAGATAGATGAGGCCATTGCCAGAGATGGTGTTCCATATAACATTTACATCCAAAGAGGGCTCCTGGATGTCTCCGGAGATAACTTTGTGGACTATCACGACTGTTATAACTGGCTGACAATGCTGGTGGAAGAGTATGAGATCCTGCCGCTTAAGGTGGGATATGACCGTTATAGTGCTCAATATCTGATTCAGGATCTTAACACTTACGGCTTCCAAACGGATGATGTTTACCAGGGTGACAACCTCTGGGGAGTGCTTCAGGAAATGGAAGGACTCTTCAAGGATGGAAAAGTGCATATTGGAGACAATGATCTGTTAAAAATACACTTGCTAAACAGTGCAATCAAGATGAGCACAGAGAGAGGCAGGGGAAAACTAATAAAACTTAATCCTACAAGTCATATAGACGGTGTGGCAGCTCTTGCAGATGCCTTTTGTGTACGTCAAAAGTGGTATGACATGATAGGAGCGCAGTTGAGGAATGAACCATGAGCTTATTCGATAAGATATTCAGACCAAAAGAGGCAACTAAATCAGAGCAGGTGCTGGAAGGAAAGCCGTTCTTTTACGAGCTTAATAACTATCGGCCCGTCTTTACGGATTGGAAGGGTGAAATATATGAGAATGAGCTTGTTAGGGCGGCTATTGATGCCAGGGCGAGGCATATTTCCAAGCTCAAGGTTGAAATCTTTGGAACGTCTCAGCCATCACTGCAAAGTAAGTTGAGACAAGGACCTAACCAGTGGCAGACTTATTCACAGTTTTTATATAGGATCTCCACCATCCTGGATATCCATAATACTGCTTTTATTGTTCCGGTATTTGATGCCAGCATGGTGATCACCGGTTATTATCCAATATTGCCTAAGAAGTGTGAGATTGTTGAGTTTAAGGGTGAGCCCTGGCTGAGATATAAGTTTTCTCATGGTGCCACAGCTGCAGTGGAGTTCCGGAAGTGTGCAGTGCTAAACAAGTTCCAATACAAAGATGATTTCTTTGGAGAGGATAACAGCCTGGATGAGACTCTTAAGCTTATAGAGATCCAGAACCAAGGCATTGAGGATGGCGTGGAAAATGCCGGAAGCTATAGATTTATGGCTCAGGTAAGTAACTTCACTAAGTATGATGATCTGAAAAATGAGCGGGTGAGATTCAGTAAGGAAAATCTTACAGCTGAGGCGGAAGCCGGTGGCCTGCTCCTTTTCCCTAACACTTATCAGAACATACAGCAGATTAAGAACAACACTTTTGAGGTGGATCCGGAACAGACCAAGCTCATAAATGACAATGTATATAAATATTTTGGGGTCAATGATGAGATCCTTAAGAATCAGGCAACCAGTGAAAAGCTGGATGCCTTTTTTAATGGGGCAATAGAGCCTTTTGCAATTCAGTTCTCAGAAGCCATGACAAAGGCTATCTTCTCAGAACGTGAAAGAGCTGGGGGCTCTTATTTAATTGCCAGTGCAAACAGATTACAGTACATGACCACCAAGGAAAAGGTTGAAATGGCTCAGCAGATGCTGGATCGAGGCGTTATGAGCATAAACGAGGCCAGAGAGCTGTTTAACTATGGTCCTGTTGATGGTGGAGACGTAAGGACCATTCGTGGTGAGTATAAAAACGCTGATGATGTTGAGGAAACAGGAGGGACAGACAATGCCAGCTAAAACAAATGAGAGAGAATACAGAGATTTTGTCCTGGCTGTCATGGAGCAGCCCCAGGAAGAGACAGAAGAGAGAAAAATAGTCCAGGGATATGCGAGTGTGTTCAATCATCCATACACACTGTATGAGGATTCCGAGTTCGTTATCCAGGAGCAGGTTGATTCAAAGGCTTTTGATCAGGCTGATATGAATGACGTTATTTTTCAATATAACCATGAGGGCAGAGTGTTCGCAAGAGTGAAAAACGGAACCCTTAAGGTTGCCCCGGATGAGAATGGCCTTGCTATAGAGGCAGATCTTGGTGGAACTGATATCGGAAATCAGCTCTATCAGGAAATAAAAGGCGGTTATACAACTCAGATGAGTTATGGCTATACAGTAAATGGCTCAGACTGGGAAGACCGTGAGCTTGATGATGGTCGTATCCTTTCGTTGCGGACCATAACCGCAATCAATAAGGTTTATGATGTTTCGGCCGTATCAATACCGGCCAATGATGCGACAAGTATTTCAGTGCGAAATCTGTCAGACGGAGTGATCGAGCAGATTAAGGCGGAGAGACTTAAAGCCCTGGAATTAGAGCGTAGAAAGTTAAAAACAAAACTTAGGATTGGAGGAATTTAATCATGCTGGAAAAGATTAAAGAGTTCTCAATGGAACAGATCGAGACACGTCTTTCAGAGATTAAGACGGAAATTGACAACGCTGATGCTGAGAAGCTTGACGAGCTCAACAAGGAGCTTGAAGCACTTGAGACAAGAAAAGGAGAGATTGCTATGGAAGCAAGAAAAAATGATATGAAAGCTGTTGCTGAGGGTGCCGGAACTGTTATTGCAAAGGCTCCTGAGAAGGAAGAGAGAACACTTGAGAGCGTTAAGGGCTCAGATGCTTATCTTGAGGCTTTTGCTAACTACATCAAGACCGGCGAGGACAAAGAGTGCAGAGCACTTCTTACTGATCTTGTAGATGGTGGATCAGTGCCCACACCTACAATCATTGATAATTTCATCAATACTGCATGGGAGAGAGCAAATCTCATTTCCAGAGTTCGCAGAACTAACATCAAGGGAACAGCTAAGTATCCTTTTGAGTACAGCGCAGAAGGTGCTTATGTTCATGAAGAGGGTGCCAACGCTCCAAAGGAAGAGGCTCTTGTTCTTGGAACTGTATCAGTAGAGCCTGCAATGCTTAAGAAGTGGATCACTGTTTCTGATGAAGTTCTTGCACTTAAGGGCCAGGCATTCCTTGATTATATCTATGATGAGATCGAGTTCAGAATCCTTGCGCTTGCAGATGCTCAGATCGTAGCAGCTATCAAGGCAGCTCCTGCAGCCGCTACAACTTCTGCTGCCGGTGTTAGAGCTCTGAGCGTTGCTGCTTTTGATGCTTTCACAATCTTTAA